AGCTGGTAAAACTATTCAGGTTCCTAAGTACCCTGCAATAGCCGCCGCTGATTTGACCGAAGGCACAGACATGACTAGCACCACTGTTTCAACTTCTTCAGTGTCTATCACTGTAGGCGAAGTTGGCGCACAGGTTCTACTCACTGATCTAGCCGCTATGGGTGCGGGTAATCCTGCTGAAGAATTAGGAACTGTACTTGGTAACGCTATCGCTACTAAGATCGATACTGACCTGATTGCTTTGTTTGATGGATTCTCTGGCTCAATCGGTACTGCTGGTGCAGAGATCACTGTAGCCGACTTGTTCAAAGCCGCCGCTACTCTACGCGCTAACAAAGTAACTGGCGTAATCAATGCTGTAGTACACCCATATCAGGCGTACCAGTTGAAAGCTAACCTAACTAACACCTTTGCTAACCCCAACGGTGGCGACTTGCAGAATGAAGCAATGCGTAACGGTTATGTTGGTACTATCGCTGGTATCAATGTTTATGAGTCTGCTAATGTTTCTATCGATGGTTCTGATGATGCTAAAGGCGCAGTATTCGCTCCAGAAGCACTTGCTATCGCTATGAAGCGCGACTTCCAAATTGAGCCACAGCGCGATGCTTCTAATCGTGCATTTGAGCTTAACGCTACTGCCATTTATGGTGTTGGCGAGTTGGATGACTCGTTCGGTGTTGAAGTACTTTCGGATGCCGCACTGTAAGACTATGATTGCCCCCTTTTCGGAGGGGGCTTTTCTTACGAGGTAACTATGGCAATAACGTATCGCGGTGAAAGGTTTGAGGGCTATAACAAGCCCAAGCGCACTAGGAATCACCCAGAAAAGAGTCATGCAGTATTGGCTAAAGAGGGTGACAAGGTTCGTTTAATTCGATTCGGTCAGCAGGGGGCAGATAACAAGCCGCCTCGCAAAAACGAAAGCGAAGCAGACAAAGCAAAGCGTAGAGCGTTTAAAGCCAGATTTGCCAAAGACATAGCAAGAGGCCGCAAAGATAAAACAGCATCAGCGGCATACTGGGCAGATAAGGTGAAGTGGTAATGGCATTCTCTCAAGATTCAGACTTAGTTGATTTAGTTCCTGATATTCTCTCTTTAGGTATCACGTCATTTGCTGACGATCATGCAAAGTCGCAAGCAGATATTGAGCGCGAGTTGCGGATCAAGTGGTGGCCTAAAAAGGGTATTGCGGGAGAAATGGATAACTCTAAACTTACTGACTCACAGTTTACCCGATGCTCTGCGTATTTAGTGTTAGCAAGATATGCTTTGCCGCAACTAACCAACTGGGTAGAAGATGACCGATTCCAAAACATGATGGACTTTTATAAAGCCCGTTATGGCGAGGAGTTTGACGCTATACTCAGAGATGGTGTTGAGTACGATGACGATGGCAATAGCACTATTGACAATGATGAAAAGCAATCAGTGAACTCTGGTCGGCTGATTAGATAATGGATATACGCCTACAAACTAACGCTAAAGAGATTGCCAGAAGAGTAGGCAAAAAAGGCAAGGAGCTATCTGCCAGCGTTAAACGGGCGTTACTGATTACAGCGCAGGAAGGCGTAAACGTAATACAGGATAGGACTGCCAAGGGTGTAGGCTATAAAGGCGTATTCGCATCATATACACCAGAGTATGCATTGTTTAGATCAGGGAAAGGCAGAGGCACTAAGCCAGATTTAAACTTTACTGGTCAGATGTTAGGCGCAATGACAGTGACGGCTAACAGTAAACAGGCTGAGATATTTTTCAGCAGAGCGACTGAATCGAAAAAGGCCGCAATGAACGACAAGAAAAGACCGTTCTTTGGCTTTAACGATCAGGAAGAAAAGCAACTGGGTAAGGTATTCTTTAAGGCGTTGAAATGAGTGTAAGAGAAAACATTGCCAATAATATAGTTACTACCCTGCAAGCAATAACATCGCCTGTAGCGGTTAAATACGTAACTAGAGAGCCATTTGCTTTTGACAAGTTATCGAATGCTCAGTTCCCAGCGATTCTAGTTAGGAGCGCAGGAGAGAACAGAGAAGATAGTAGCCTAGGCGGGTCAATCACTCAGCGCATGGCTACAATAGATTATGAACTGGTTTGTTTTGTTAAAGGGTCTGTAATTGATACAGCCCGAAATAACATTATCGAAGCAGTTGAAGAGGGTCTTGATGTTGATCGATTGCGTGGGGCTAATGCCTTAGATACGCAGATAACTAACATTGAGATTGATCAGGGTTCTATTGATCCCATTGGTGGGGTCATTATTACAGTTCGCGTGCTATATCAGTATACTCGCGGCACAACTTAACTTTTATTTAGAGGTATAAATCATGGCGACTAAAACAGGCGCATCTGGAGTAGTAAAAGTACAAGTCTCAGGCACGACTGTTGCCGTGGTTGGCGAAGTACGATCTTTCACTTTTGACGGTTCTGCGGACACTATCGAAGATTCTGTAATGGGCGATACTGCGCGTACTTACAAGCAGGGTCTAGCAACTAACACTGTATCTATCGAATGCTATTGGGATGAAGCAGACGCACAGCAGTTGATCTTAGATGAACGTGCTGATGTTGATTTTGAAATCTATCCTACTGGTACTGGTACTGGAGAAACTTACTTCTCTGGTGGCGGCATCGTTACTTCACGTTCTATAACTGGCGCATTTGATGGCATGGTTGAAGCCAGCTTTACCATCCAGTGCAGTGGAGCAATCACAGAAGCTACAGCGTAATAGGGGGATTTAAACCATGGGATTAGCTAAAGAGTTACGCAACAGAAGGGAAGTAAAAGCGCGAGAAGTATTAGTACCTGCGTGGGGTGATGAATCTGGAGACTTTAAGTTATATTGCAGGGCTATTACCTGTTATGACTTAGACCAACTTCAGAAGAAACACCCCAACTTCCTTAATAACACTACCATCGGTGCAATGGTGGATTTGATCTGCATGAAGGCAGAAGATGAGGGCGGGAATAAACTTTTTTCATCTGCTGAAGATCGCATGGATTTGATGGGCGAGGAAACTAATATTATTAGTGACATTGCTAATCAGATGTTTGCAGAGATCGAGTCTATTGAGGCAATCGAGGGAAACTGAGAACCGATCAATCAAGGATGAACTTATTGTCTTTGGCTGATCGGCTTCACTTAACAATAGCAGAGGCAGAGCAAATGCCTGTCAACCACTTTAATGAGTGGCTGGCCTATTTTCATATAATGAGTGAGAGCGATGGCTGAAAACGTCAAGATTACGATAAGCGCATTAGATAAAACCAAGAAAGGTTTTGGCAGTGCTACCAAAGGTCTCAAAGCTGTTGCTGGTGCTGTACTCAATGCCAAGACAGCTATTGTCGGCTTAGTTGGCGCGGCTGGTTTTGGCGCACTTATAGCATCGTCACTCAGGGCAACTGATACCCTTACTAAAACCGCAAACAAGATTGGCACAACCACTGAGGCTCTTGGGGCTTTACGGTATGCCGCTGATCTTACTGGCGTATCTACGCAGACTATGGATATGGCTCTGCAAAGGTTTACCCGCAGGACTGCTGAAGCCGCCAAGGGAATGGGTGAGGCAAAAGGCGCGATAAAAGAACTTGGCTTAAATGCTCAAGAATTAAACAGAATGCCATTAGATAAGCGCATGATTGTTTTGGCTGATGCTTTTGCAGAAGTAGAAAGCGAATCAGATCGACTGCGTTTAGCGTTTAAGCTGTTTGACTCTGAAGGTGCGGCATTAGTAAATACTTTATCGCAAGGCGGTGATGGCCTGAGAGCAATGCTTGGCGAAGCTAGAGCATTAGGGTTAGCAATGTCTAGCACTGCGGCTAAGGGCGTAGAAGATACCGTTGATTCCCTGACTAAATTGCAAAGTCTTTTTAAAGGCGTTACAGATCAAACTGTGGCGGCATTTGCGCCCGCATTAGAGGCCATAGTTGTCCGTTTTACAGCGTTTCTTCAGGAATCAATAAAGGCCAAGGGTGGAGTTGAAAACTTTGCGAGAGCAATAGCTGTTGACCTTCTAGGTGGCGTACAGATTGCACTACAGGCATTCGAAGATTTAGCCAACGGATTTATTAGCGTATATAACACTGCTCTAAGAACTAAAGATGCATTGACAAATGTCTTTACTAAAGATGAAGAAAAGAACGCTCGACAACTGCGGCAAGAAATACAAAAAATAAATGAAAATATGCAGGAGCGTGGCGAAAGGTTAAACGACGAAAACGCCAAAAAACAGTACAACTACAGTCTAACAAAACTACAACAGCAAGCAGACGCTGAACGTCTTGTCGTTTTAAATGGCTTATTGCTTAAAGCAAAAGAGACTAACGATGAACTTGGGTTGATTGCAAAAAAAGATTTTGCAAGTAAGTTAAATGCAGAGATACAAACTATTCGGGACAGCCTTGGTCAAGTAACAAATGCTATTCCAGAGTTTGCTACAATTGCTATAGAAGAAATTAACAACGTAGACTTAGCTTTTAAGGCGTGGAAAGAAACGGTAAAAGATACTGATGAAATAGTTAGATCGTTTACAACAAACGCTTTAGATGGCATGACCGATGCCTTAACCGCTGGCATTACTGGCGCGGCTAATTTTGCAGATGCGATGAAGGCAATGGCAAAAAGCGTAGTAGACAGCTTAATTAAAATGTTGGTTCAAAAGTATATCGTAGATGCGGCATTTGGGTTTATTACACAAGGGTTTAGCAGTGGCGGTTCAACACCAACACCAACGGGCGCAATAAATCAATCTGTTGGCACTGCATCGGCAGTAACGAATCCAATTAGCGGTCAGGCATACAAGCCGCCTAGCTTTTCTGGTGGTGGGTTTACAGGTTATGGTTCTAGATCAGGCGGGGTAGATGGAAGGGGTGGTTTCCCTGCAATATTGCATCCTAATGAATCTGTAATAGATCATCAGCGCGGTGGCGGTGGCGTAGTAGTCAATCAGACCATTAACGTATCCACTGGCGTACAGCAGACAGTTAGAGCAGAAATTGCTACACTTATGCCACAGATTGCCAATGCCGCTAAAGGTGCAGTTGCAGACGCTAGAATGCGCGGTGGTGGTTATTCCAAAGCATTAGTAGGAGCATAAAAAATGCCATTAGCATTTCCATCAGTCGGCATACAGTCTATCAATATGCGGTTACGTAGAACTGTAGCCGTATCAGAGTCGCCATTTACCTACGATCAGCAAGTGTACGAGCATTCAGGGGCTAGATGGGAAGCAGAGATCAGCCTACCGCCTTTAACCTATGCAGAGGCAAGATCAGTCGAGGCATTTATAGTCGGCTTAAAAGGGCGTTCTGGCACGTTTACGTTCGGCCATCCACTGCATACAAGTACAGCAACTAGTACAACATCTGGCACAACAGCGGTTAGGGCAGAGCAACTGACTACTGATTCTGGTTCCACTGCGGTGACTGCGGGTACTTACTTTCAGCTAGGCGATTATCTTTACATGGTTACAGAAGATAAATCCTCTGGGGCGGGGACTTTAAAGTTTCAGCCGCCACTAAGGGCAGAGATAGCATCAGGCACAGCGTTAGATTTTACATTGCCTAAAAGTCTATGGCGCATGGCATCAAATGATATAGGCTGGTCAACTGATACTGCCTCCCTTTATGGATTTACTCTAGCCTGTGTCGAGGCCATCTAATGAGTCGCACCCTATCATCTGAAATGCAAGCGGTCGCAACCGCTGAAGTAGTACGCCCGATATATTTAATCGATATGGAGTTTACGTCTGGTAGCGTTTACTTTTGGTCTGGCGTAGGTAATTTAACCTTTAACAGTAATACGTATATCGGTGCGGGTGATTTACTCAGCATCGGGTCAGTAAGTGAGACAGCCGAACTACAGGCAAATGGCGCAACTGTCACGCTGACAGGTATAAAACAATCACTGGTCACTATCGCTAGGGATGAGCCATATCAGGGTAGGCCGCTGACTATCCGTTTAGGCGCATTAGATGATAGCGGGGATTTAGTTTCATCGCCTGTAATTATCTTTAGCGGTTTTATGGATGTAATGACTATAGCCGATGGCGGTGAGACATCTACAATATCTATTAGTGTAGAAAATAAATTAATCGCTTTTGAAAGATCATTTGTTAGACGCTACACCAGTGAAGATCAAAAGATTGAGCATCCATCAGATAAAGGCTTTGAGTTTGTAACCAAGATTCAAGAAAAAGAAATTATCTGGGGCAGACCAACACCAGCATCGGCAGGAACGCATTCAGGAGGTAGATCAGATTTAAGGGTTGGTAGATGATAACAATACAGCATGAAAGTCTGGTAAATGTTAAAGAAGATATAAAGCCGCTATTGCAAGAACACTGGCGGCTTGTTGCGTTAAATCAGGGCAAGATAAAACTCAATCCTGATTGGAAAGAATACGCTAGGTTAGATGCCGCAGGGATATTAAATATATTTACTGCGCGTGATGATGGTGAGTTAGTTGGTTACTTTGTTTTGATAATCAATAAAAGTATCCATTATCAAGATCACTACTTTGCAGTTAATGATGTTGTCTTTGTTTTGCCTGATAGCAGGGCAGGTGCAACTGGCTATAAATTGATCAAATTCGCAGAAGATTATTGTCGTGATATTGGTGTATCATTGATGATGATTAATACAAAGGTACATATACCTTTTGACAAGCTAATGATAGGAATGGGCTTTGATTTAATTGAGCGCGTTTATTCTAAATTTTTAGGAAAGTAAAATGGCAGTAGCGGCAATAGCAGGATTAGCAACGGCAGTAGGTGGGGCTGTAGCCACAGGATTTGTATTAGGTACTTTTGCAACAGCATTTGCTATTGGTGCTGGCCTTTCTGTTGTATCTCGCGCTTTGATGCCAAAACCATCTATGGGAACGTCAATGCAGGGCAACTCTGTAACTGTCAGAGAGCCTGCTGTATCCCGTAAAATCATTTATGGTCGCGCTAGAGTTGGCGGTGCTATTGTTTATATAGATTCTACTGGGACTGATAACGAATACCTACACTTAGTAATTGCTGTTGCGGGTCATGCGATTGATGGCTTTGAGCAAGTCTGGTTTAACGACACAAAAGTCTGGGATGGCAGTTTCCAAGGTAACTGGGGGTCTTATGTTCACATAGGCTTCCATGATGGTACGCAAACAACTGCTGACAGCACTTTAGTATCTGCATCTAGCGGTTGGACTAATGACCATAAATTATTAGACACAGCCTATATCTATGTACGACTGAAATACGACACAGATCAATTCGCGCAGGGCTTGCCAAACATCTCTACAGTGGTTAGAGGTAAAAAGGTTTATAACCCTGTCTCAGCAACTACAGCATGGTCGCAGAATCCCGCTCTCTGCGTGTTTGATTACCTAAAGGATACAAAGTATGGCTTGGCAGAATCGGCCTCTAACGTCAATACAACGGCTCTGATAGCGGCTCAAAGTTTATGCGATGAGACTGTTAATTTGTCAGGCGGTGGCAGTCAACAGCGATACGTTCTGGATGGCGTAGTAGACACTGCAAATAGCCGAAAAGATAACATCGAGGCCATGCTATCTAGTATGGGCGGTAAGTTAATCTATTCAGGCGGTGAGTATTTTATTGTCGGTGCTGAATACAACACCCCCACAATTACAGTCGATGAATCTGTATTAGTCGGTGGCATATCGGTTAAGACAAAACAAAGCCGCAGAAGCCTCTACAATGGCGTTAAGGGCGTTTATCTAGCAGAAGAAGAAAACTATACCCTAGCTGATTATCCCTCTATAACGAGCAGTAGCTACTCTACAGAAGATGGCGATCCCATTTACCTAGATATGCCATTGCCGTTTACGACTAATAACGTAAGGGCGCAGAGAATCGCCAAGATTGCCCTGCTTCAGTCTAGACAGCAAACGCAGATAACCATTCCCTGTAATCTGGCCGCATTGAAGTTTAAAGCGGGTGATAACATCATGGTTACTAACTCGCGTATGGGCTGGACTCAGAAGGTGTTTGAGGTTACTGGCTACCAGTTAGACATAACCACTGATGGCGCGATTATTGTAAATGTAGACGCAATAGAGACAGCCTCTGCGATATTTGATTGGTCAACATCCGATCAGCAAGATTTTACTACTGGTGGCGAGGTTGATTTATATGATGGCTTTACTACTCAGCCGCCTACTAATCTGGCCGCAACATCTACGACAACAGTCGCATCTGATGGCACGTTATTGCCTTCCCTTAGATTGACTTGGACTGATTCAGCCGATGTATTTGTCACCCAGTATGAGGTGCAGTATCAGCGCGGTTCGGCTTTGGTTGATTACGGGAATATCACAGATTCGTACACTACAAATACCGATCACGGCTTAATTACTAATGCGGCATCTATCACGTTGGATTACGGCTCTATTGATGATCCAGTAGCGACTGATGAACCTAACTATAATTCAGTCTTTGTAACGACTAATCAGTATGTGATTACTGGTGTCATTCCATCTGCTAACTACAACATTAGAATTAGGGCAATAAATAATCTTGGCGTTAAGAGTAACTTTATTACTCTGTCAGGACTGGCTGAAGGTGATACTGATCCCTGCGGTATTCCTGATAGTTTAAGTGCAGTTGGCGGCCTAAAAGAAATTAGCTTATCTTGGATTATTCCTACTGAGCCTGACTATTCTCACGTAGAAGTATGGGAAAACATCGTAAACAACTCTGCAACTGCAACTAAGATTGCAACTGCCAGCGGGGATAATTTTGCACGTACAGGTTTAGGTTATAACGTACTCAGATATTACTGGGTTAAGTCGGTCGATTACTCTGGTAATGTTTCTGCGTTTTCATCGGTAGCTAGTGCGACTACTTTATTTGTTGATACTGATTCATTTAGTCAGGCAGTAAATGATTTGTTCTCTGAGGCAGGGGCATATGGTATCGAGCCTGTTAGTACACTTCCTGCAACGGGTGACTTTAACGGTCAGATAAAATATCAAACAACTCAAAATAAATTATACCGCTGGGATTCTGCAACTTCTGCGTGGACTGATGACATATTCTCGATTACGTCAGGCAGTGTTGATCTTGCATCATTCGCATCAGGCATTGAACCAATTAGTATTGTTTCTAGCTTGCCTAATCCATCAGGATATACT